ATTAGTAGGGAAACCTAAAGAATTTAAACAAGTCAAAATATAAGTTAATAAACTTAATTGGCTATTAGTCCTATTGCCTACACTGTTAATATTTAAAGGTATGTTTCTAAGCATACCTAAGCCATCAACACAAGTAAATGATAATTGCTTTCTACCAGTTGAATAACTTATTGAGATATTATCGCTTAAAGTATAACCGCACCATTCTAAATCTGTGCCTAAAAATAACTTAGCAAAATATTTTCTATCGTTTAAAGTAACAAAGTCTGGTATATTAGCTAAATTATCTGTTACGTCAATAGTACAAGATAATTCACTTGCGTACAAAGGCTCGTAAATCTCATCACCGCTTGGAATATATTGTAAAGATATATCTACTCCAATATACTCTATTAGAGTAGGTGCAGATGGTAAATCTTCTTGTAAATACAAGTAAGCAGTTTTACTTGTCTTTGTAGCATATGTAATTTTATATTTATCGTAGTATGCCATTATCCTCGTCTATATTTTAAAGATGTTTCACTTCTATTCATTGCCAAAACTAAGTCTTGCCCTCTTAATACAAACTCACCATTTCCGCCTCCACCATTAGAAGCCATTGCACCAGCATTAAAAGTATTTTGCATCATTGAGCCTAATTTACTTAATGGCATTACTGCCTCGCTTTCACTTCCCTCTCCAATCATTGCTAATGTAGGACCATTTACAACTCCACCAGACGCAAGACCTAATATACTTTTAAATATTCCACCAAATCCTCCTACTGCAGCCTTAGCAGCTGTACCTCCAGGAAGTAAAGATAATATAGCTTGAAACGCTGCCGCTTTGATTGCCGCTGCTGCAATTTGTTTCGCTAAATCCATAAACATATTACCCAAAGCCTCACCTAAACTCATTCCTTGCTCCATTGAATTAAATAAATTCATAAATGAATTAGCAGCATAATTTGATAATGTGTCCGCTAATTGTAAGTTAGCATCTGTTTGTTGTTGAGTTAATAGAATATCCTTTGCCTTCTCCTCGTTTATCTTTTTTTGTTCCTCATAAAATCCACTTGTTTTACCTTGTAATGACTTGCCAAATTCACCAGTCATTGAATATTCTCCAAAGGCTTTAATTCCAGCTAATCTTTGTTTTTCTGCTTTTGCCTTATCTTCTGGCTTTTGCATTAATATAGGAGAACCAATTTCTTTTAATAATTCTTTTCTTCTTTGTATAGCTTGAAGTATTGCATTATTTTCACTTTTAAGATTTTGTGAAAAGTCTTTTAATGTATCTTGTGTAGTTTTATCTTTCTTATCTGGAGTAGAAAATTGCAATAA